GGTGTATGATTCGGCCGCCGACAGTGGTTTTTGGAATTATCTTGATATCCACACGCTAAACGACAAAATAAAGATTAACATTAATGGTGAAAGCGGAGAGATTCAATCACTTAGCGCTATCCCAACGATAAGCGTAGGAGATGTTGTTTACCTTGGAGCTCCTGCAGGCGCAGAGTTAAATGATAGTGTCACACAAAGCTTCAAGGGGTATCTCGATCATTTTGTCAGTATCAGATCAGAAGACACTGAATTTAGGTTCGCAAATCCAATCCCGGTCAACACAACCCAGATGCAGCGGGATGAAGACACATTGAAGCTCAGTGAGTTTGAATTAACATTCGACAACATTGCTCCTGTTCTTTCCGCAAATCTTACCCGCGGGCGAATATCATCAGTGACTGTAGAAGAGGCTGGTTCTGGTCTGAGGAATGCAAGTTATGTACTAACAATTCCTGCACCATCAGGTACAGCAGCAAATTTTACAGCAACAGGAGAAGCAATTATTCTAAATGGCGTAGTCGCTGATATTAATGTATTGTTTGGGGGATCGGGATACGCTACACCTCCGACAGTAACAATTTCGCCTGTTGGTTCAAACGTAACTTTTGAACCAGGTGACAAAGTATATCAAACGTTGTCTGATGGTACTGTAGTCGAGGCTGAAGTTGCCAAATATACCGATTCTGATTACAAAATTCATGTTATTAACCTACAGAGTAGTGATGGTAAATACCACGACTTTGTTACAGGTTTATTGGTGCACAAAGATTCTGCAAATGGAAATATAAGTGTTAATATTGCATCTATAGAACAAGACAATCAGTTGTCGCAGAATGAGCAAAATGATGCGTTTAGTACAGAAGTCGCTGATTTTCTTGACTTTACAGAGACTAATCCATTTGGTGACCCGGAGAATAATTAATGTTTGGTAGTCATTTTTATCACGAACGAATTCGCAAAGCAGTAGCTACTTTTGGCTCACTGTTTAATAACTTGTGGGTGGTACGTAAAGACGCATCCGGTAAAACTCTGAATCAACAAAAGGTACCACTATCATATTCTCCATCAGATAAGTATCTTCAACGGATCAGAGAAAACGCAAGTCTTGTCAATGATATGAAGGTTGCAATAAAGCTACCTCGTATGTCGTTTGAAATGATATCGTTGGCGTATGATCCAACACGGATGTTGCCAAAGACGGGAAACATTTCAGTTGCTGGTACGGACAACACAAAAAGAAAAAAGATATTCAATACCGTTCCGTATAACATTGCTTTTCAGTTAAACATTTATGCAAGGTCGCAGGACGATTGTCTACAAATTGTCGAACAAATTCTTCCTTACTTCAGTCCGCAGTACACCGTAACAATCAAGCCGTTGGAGGACTATCCTTCTGTCACAGAGGATGTGCCAATTGTTCTCAATGGTGTGTCATTTGTTGATGAGTATGAAGGTGCGTTAGAAGAAAGACGAACAATTATATACACACTTGATTTTGAGATGAAGTGCAACTTTCATTCGGATATTACTGAGAGTTCAATTGTTCGTAAGGCAATCAACAATATCTACCAAACAGCTGGAGGAATTCAAGGCGAAGATCTCCAGTCATCTCGTGTGACGTTGTTACCAGATCCCAATGATGTGTCACGTGATAGTGATTTTGGTTTCACACAGATTGTGCAAAAATACGAGGATCTGTTTGCTGCAACATATGCATTGACCATGTCAGCTGAACCTGCTGAGGGTTTAGCCACGTTAAGCTCGACATATGGTGTAGCAAGCATTACATTGGCAGATTCTGGTTCTGGTTTTTCTTTTGAACCAGAAGTTATTATTAGCAGCCCTCCAGATGCGATAACTGCAACAGCAGTAGCTATATTAGATTCTGCCACTCGACGGATCACTAGAATTGACCTAATTGATAGTGGTACAAATTATTTGACAACTCCAGTTATAGCTATAGCAAGCCCATCGATTGCAACGACAGCAACTGCTACTGCTACCCTCGACGGTAGTCGAATTGGTAGTATCACAGTGACAGGTGCCGGCACGAATTATGATGGACGAGATTCAGCGCCTACTGTAACTATATCTGCTCCGGATGTAGGCGACAGCGCAGCGGTTGCAATTGCTGTCGTCAATGACAGTGGTGTTATATCGGCTATCCGACTTACAGATTCAGGCAATGGTTACAGCTTAGCTCCAACTGTTACTATACAAGCTCCACCAGCTGCTGTAACAGCTCAAGCAGTGGCAGTAGTTAGTGATCAACAAATCTCATACATTAATTTAACTGATAGTGGGACAAATTACTATTCAGCTCCCTCAGTTTCTGTTGCAGCTCCTCCAGGAGCGACACAAGCCACAGCGACAGCTACAATTAACATTGTTGGACAGCTAACTGGAATCACAATAACAGATCCAGGGAGCAATTACAGAACAACACCAACAGTTTCAATCACCAATCCAGTTCCGTTTGAAAACGAACAATATACAGATAGTGAGCAAGTGACGTTGACATTCTCTGATGGTGTTATTGTCACAGCTTATGTCAAGAGCTGGAACGATTCTGATAATATTTTAACCATAGATAACTTAAGCGCTAGCGATAATGGTTCGCGTAGTTTAGTGACAGGATTAAACGTTGTTGGTCAAACATCAAACAGCAGCTTGATCATTTCTTCAATTATAGAAGGTGACAAAGGATTTTAGTTATGGCAGATTCAGATCGTAATGTAGACGACGATTATGAATTCTCTCGCGCGACCTATTATGAGTTGATCATGAAGGGTAAAGAGGGATTGAATGATATGCTTGCTGTTGCTGCAAGCACAGAACATCCGCGCGCCTATGAAGTACTTGGTAACATGATCAAGCAGATTAGTGATGTAAACGATCGATTAATGGATCTTAATAAGAAGCGTAAGGATATAAAGAAAAAAGATGAACCGCTGGCATTACCTAATGGGGGCGTTACAAATAATAATTTGTTTGTCGGTTCTACTACTGATCTTCAAAGACTTCTTCTAGAAAAACAAAAGGGCACTATAGACGTATCTAATGAGTGAAACATACCTCGGGAATATTAATGTCAAGCGTGACGGGGTAATACAAAACTGGACTACGGACGAGATACTTGAATACTCTAAGTGTCTCGAAAGCCCACAATACTTCGCACGCACATACTGTAAGGTCATTTCTCTTGATCGGGGATTAGTATCGTTTGATCTTTATCCATACCAGGAAAAGATGTTCGATCACTTTAATACAAACAGATTCTCTATTGTCCTTGCATGTCGACAATCAGGTAAGTCAATTAGCTCTGTTGCGTATATTCTTTGGTATGCGTGCTTTCATCCCGAACAAACAATTGCTGTTCTTGCAAACAAGGGTGCGACAGCTCGAGAAATGCTTGCGCGGGTTACTCTCATGCTTGAGAACTTACCGTTCTTTCTGCAGCCTGGATGTAAGGCACTAAACAAGGGTTCGATTGAGTTTAGTAACAACAGTCGTATCATCGCAGCTGCTACATCTGGCTCTTCAATTCGTGGTATGTCCGTCAACCTACTATATCTCGATGAGTTTGCGTTCGTTGAGCGAGCTGCTGAATTCTATACATCAACATACCCTGTAATTTCATCTGGTAAGAGCACAAAAGTAATTATTACATCGACAGCCAATGGTCTCGGCAATACATTCCATAAGATCTGGGAAGGTGCTGTTCAAGAAACAAATGAGTTCAAATCATTTCGTGTTGATTGGTGGGATGTTCCTGGTAGGGATGAGGCTTGGAAGCAACAGACAATTGCTAATACAAGTCAGTTACAATTCGACCAAGAATTTGGAAACACATTCTTTGGAACGGGTGACACTCTAATTGATGCGAACACTCTTATGGAATTAAGAGCAGAGGCACCGATAGAAATGCTAGAGAGCAACTGTGTAAAAGTGTATAAACAACCCGTCAAAAATCATGACTATGTTATCACTGTCGACGTTAGCAAGGGTCGTGGGCAGGATTATTCTACGTTTAACGTGATCGACATTAGCACTCGTCCTTTCGAACAGGTTGCTGTATATCGCAACAATACTATCTCTCCGCTTCTGTTCCCTGACATTATCTATAAGTTTGCAAATGTCTACAATCAGGCTTATGTAATTATTGAATCTAATGATCAGGGGTCGCTAGTAACCAATGGCTTGTATCACGATCTTGAATATGAAAACATGCATGTAGAGTCTGCTATTAAAGCAAATGCCCTTGGTGTGGAAATGAATAAGAAGGTCAAGCGTATTGGTTGTTCAGGATTCAAAGACCTGTTGGAGAACCGAAGACTTAAGATTGTCGATGACCAAACAATTATTGAAATATCAACGTTTGTTGCTAAGGGACAGAGCTTTGAGGCGTCGGATGGAAACCACGATGACTTGGTTATGAACCTTGTTATGTTTGGTTATTTTGTTACGGGAAATTATTTTGCAGACATGACGGACATCAATCTCAAAGAATATATGTTCAAACAAAAGATGAGAGAGATTGAAGAGGATATTGTTCCTTTTGGTCACATTGATGATGGGTCTGAGTATGAAGAAGAAAGACAATCTAGAGAACAGCTCGCCCAATGGGGAATTTACCGTGACGGGGACGAAAATTGGTAACTTATAAATAATAAGAATTGACAACAATCGTATCATGAAAAGCTTATCATTTAACTCAAAAAAGGAAGAGAGTCATGGCAATTTTTACACCGTCTGAGTCTCCAGCTATTATAACCAAAGAGATTGACCTAAGCGGGGTTGTACCTAACGTACAATCTACTACAGGTGCGATTGTTGGTAACTTCCGTTGGGGACCTGTAGAACAAGTCGTTGACGTAGCCAATGAAACAGAATTAGCTACTAAATTCGGCAACCCAGATACATCAACTGCTGTATCGTTTCATGAGGCTGCATATTTCTTGCGGTACTCTGGTAGTCTTAAAGTAATTCGTGTAGCAACCGATTCTGCTGTAAACGCTGCTGTTGGTGACAGCGATAGTATTAGCATTACAGCTCCCACAATCAATAACGACACAGACTGGGACAACACAAAAGCAACACATGCTAGCAGTAATCTAACATTCATTGCAAGTTATCCTGGTGAGCTAGGTAACGGCATCACAGTTTCAATTTGTCCTCCTAACAGTACCGCCTTCAATGGTTGGAGCTATAGGACAAATTTCGACGCCGCTCCAGGCACATCGACTTATGCTGCGGATCGTAGCGCTACGTTGGACGAAGTCCACGTTGCAATCGTTGATTCTGACGGCACTCTATCTGGTACAGCAGGTACTGTACTAGAAACGTATCCATTTGTATCGGTAAACACAGACGCTAAAAATGCTGATGGTTCTACTAACTATGCGTTAGATGTAATCAATAATGCTTCCGAGTATGTCCGTATGGCTTCTTGGCCAGCTGCTCACTGGGGCGCAAACGCTGGTACTGCTGTTTCGGCAGGCGCTCAACTATCTGCCACTACAGTGCAAGATCTATCACTTCACAGTGGTGTAAATTCTGGTGCCCTAACAACCACCGAGTACTTAACAGGCTTCGACTATGTTGAAGATGTTGATACAGTTCAGGTAGACTTTTTGATTGCTCCAGGTTTAAGTTCTGCAGCTGATCAGGCTACTGTTGTAAACGATCTTGTGACGACCGCTCAATCTACTAGAAAAGATTGTATTGTTGTTGCTTCACCATGTCGCTCAGATGTGGTTGGTACTTCAACACCGGTTACGGACACAACTGCTGGACTAGCAGCTTCACCATTTACTCGCTCCTCATACCTCGTAGTTGATAACAACTACTTGAAGGTGTATGACAAGTATAATGATGAGTACATCTTTATTCCTGCTGCTTCGTCGACTGCCGGTATTATGGCTGCTTCTGATCTTAATTCCGCTCCATGGTTCTCACCAGCTGGCCAGCGGCGTGGCAACTATCTAGGTGTCACAGGTCTATCATATACACCAACCAAGAGTCAGCGTGATACTCTATACAAGGCAGGTGTCAATCCAATTGCTAACCTACCTGGCCAAGGTATCTTGTTGTTTGGTGACAAAACTCACCTAGCCCGTCCTTCAGCATTCGATCGTATCAACGTTCGTCGTCTGTTCCTCGTTGTTGAGAGAGCAATTGCTCTTGCTGCTCGTAACGTCATGTTTGAGTTCAACGATGAGTTTACACGTGCTGAGTTTGTCAACATTGTCGAGCCATTCCTAAGAGAAATCAAAGGTCGTCGTGGTATTACAGACTTCCGTGTCGTTTGTGACGAAACAAATAACACGGCCGCTGTTATCGACAGAAATGAATTCATTGCTAATGTCTTTATTAAACCAGCCCGTTCCATCAACTTTGTTACATTGAACTTTGTTGCTGTTAGAACTGGTGTTGAGTTTAGTGAAGTTGTTGGCACTGTTTAAACTAGCGTCAAAGGAGAAATAAAATGGCTGTTCTAGGCGTAGATGATTTTAAAGCCAAACTACGAGGTGGTGGCGCTAGACCAAATCTGTTTAAAGCGACACTTAACTTCCCAGCATACGCTGGTGGCGATGTTGAATTGACATCGTTCATGTGTAAGGCTGCTCAACTTCCAGCTTCGGTGATGGAAACAATTGCTGTACCATTCCGTGGTCGTGCATTGCAAATCGCTGGTGACCGTCCTGCTTTCGAGCCATGGACTGTTACGATTATCAATGACACTGACTTCAACGTCCGTAATGCTATGGAGCGTTGGATGAATGGTATCAATGGTCACTCATCGAATACTGGTCTGACTAACCCAACCGACTATCAAGCCGATATGCTTGTCGATCAGCTTGATCGTGACGGCGAAGTTCTAAAGCGTTATACATTCAGAGGGACATTCCCAACGAATGTTACTGCAATCGAATTGAGCTATGACACGACTGGTGCAATCGAGGAATTCCAAGTTGAATTCCAGGTTCAATACTGGGAGTCGAATACTACATCTTAATGTAGTAATAGATATAAAGGAAGGGGACTTCGGTCCCCTATCCCGCATGTTTAACTAGGATAATATATGGCTGACAATAGCATCTTTAAATTATTTGGCTTTGAGATCCGGAGAGCCGGAAGGCGTACTGGTGACCAAAAGCAATTGCCTTCTATTGTTCCGCCCACAGATGATGATGGAGCTGGATATGTAACGGCGTCTGGTGCGCACTTTGGTCAAGTGTTGAACATGGATGATGATACTGCAAAGGATAATCATTCTCTTGTTCAGAAGTATCGCGGTGTGTCAATGCACCCAGAGGTCGATATGGCTATTGAAGAGATTACCAATGAGAGTATCTCTATCTCTGATACTGAGCGTTGTGTTGCTATCAATCTTGATGAGGTAGAAACAACCGCCAGCATTAAGAAACAAATACAAGAAGAGTTTGATGGTGTATATGATATGCTCAGTTTTGGTGAGCAAGCTCATGATATCTTCCGTAGATGGTATATTGATGGAAGATTATACCATCACTTAGTTGTTAACGAATCCAACCTAAAGGCTGGTATCCAAGAAATTAGACCGATTGACGCTGCTAAGATTCGTAAGGTCAAGCAGATCAAGAAAAAGAAAGATCCTATTACTAATGCCACAATTGTGGAAAACGTAGAGGAGTTCTTCATTTATCAGGATAAACCTGGCCAGGCTAATTCTGGTGTCAAGATGTCTCTTGATTCAGTTAGTTATGTTACATCTGGTTTGTTGGATGAAAGTCGTAAGAAAGTAGTTTCTTACCTGCACAAAGCATTGAAGCCTATTAATCAGCTTCGTATGCTAGAAGACTCTCTTGTGATCTATAGATTGTCGAGAGCACCGGAAAGACGTATCTTCTATATTGACGTCGGTAACCTACCAAAGGGTAAGGCCGAAGAGTATATGAAGAACATCATGACAAAGTATCGTAATAAACTTGTCTATGATGCGTCTACAGGGGAAATGAAAGATGATCGTAAGCACATGTCGATGCTTGAAGATTTCTGGCTCCCACGTCGTGAAGGTGGTAGAGGTACAGAGATCTCAACTCTGCCTGGTGGTGAAAACTTAGGTCAGATTGATGACATTGTTTATTTCCAAAAGAAACTATACAGAGCGCTCAATGTTCCTGTCAATCGACTAGAACAGGAAGCGCAGTTTTCTCTTGGTCGTTCTACAGAAATTAGCAGAGACGAAGTTAAGTTCCAACGGTTTGTTGAT